TCTCTAAACTTCTTACTGATTCATCGAAATTAAGACCTTTTTTTAGATTGTCAATAGATTTAGTACTTTGTTTGACTCCACTTTCAAATTGTTGATTCTTAAACTGCATGTCAACAATACGCTCATCAACATTATTGCTCATCTAGTTACCTCCTTCCATAATGCGTCTGCTAATTGTTTAAGAATCGGACGAATTGCGGGAGAAATATAATGGAGGCCACGCACATATCCGCCATTTCTTGTCCCATGACCATAATTAAGAATGATTGCGATCGGAACTCCAGATACCACGTTTGAATTAGTCCAAGATATAGAATAACCTTCACGAGTGGTGTGTATTTCATAACCCCAAGAACGTGAGGTCAATCCAGTTGCAATCGGCGTTGCTTCGGATAGAATAGTGACCCCTTTTTGTGCGTATTTTTTTAAAATGTGTCGATAATCGTTATTCAGACTCTGTTTAAAGAAGCGTTCTGTATTTTTAAAACTTCCACTGTGTCGAAACACAATCACAAGTACCTCACCCCTTGCTATTTAGCGCTTGTCTTCGTGCGGCATTAAGTGCTGTGTTCTGATTCATAAGTTGTTTTGTGTTTGTCTTCTTTGGTGGTTCGTTCTTGATATTACACACATTGATTAGTGTTAATAAACGATTCAGATGCCATTTTTGACATTCAAAGGGTATATGTAGAGATATCATCCAATAATAAATAATCTCAGCCGTAATAACTTCTCGGTTTTTAGGACCATTTCTTTTAGAGAAAGTGGTTGCCGTCATTGGGTTCTCAATATAATTATAAACTTGGGTCACGTTCTTTTGAGTCAAACGGTCATAGATATCCGGATCAATGTTCTGAGTTAATGTCATACAACGAATATAATCTACAGACTCTTCATATGTTTTTTTATCCTTTATTAAGAAAGGTTTACGCCATTTTGACTCCCATTTTGATAAAGAGACTAGAGAATGCTCTAACTGTAAACCTTGCTCTTTGACCGTTATGAATTCATTCTTAACTTCATCGTATAATTCAATCGCAGGTATTATAATCTTTAGCATTCTCTAGTCCTCCTCTTTTAATTACTTAGATTTCGAGATCCCCGAAATAATTCCATTAACAAAAGCAGTAGCAGATTCTTCAGTCGCTGCTATCTCTTCAAATATCACATCGAAAGCTGGTGTTTGTGAGAAATTTTCTCTTAATTCAGGACTCTTCACAAAACGTTTACCATCTGAAGATTTCTCACCATATGATTTAAGAATTAAATCTCGAAACATTTCAAATATTACCTTCTCATTTTTCTCGCTAATTAATTCTTTTGCTCGATTGGCAAGTCCCCCGGGAACCGAGGTTTGTAATTCCGTCAGTTCAACCTTGTTCAGATTGAAATAGAAATCCTCTGTTCTTGTATTCTCGTTGAAATCGGTATATGTTATTGTCTTTTTTAACATGGTATTTATCTCCTTTCAAACCATAACTAATGTCGCGCAATAGACGCGTTTGCCCACATAACACATTCTTCGAGTTTTGTCATGGCAAGTGATAATTCTCGACTCCCAGGACAAAGACGATCAATGGTATACGCCAAAGATTTGGCAGAATCTCGTATAATTTGATAAGCTTCCGGTTGTCCTTCTTTTGGTGCGTGGTACTTAAAGTTTTTTTCGATTGTTTCAGACATTGTTTATCTCCCTTCTAAAAATAAAAAGGTGGAGAATCTTCCTTGACAAGAAGGCTCTCCACACAGAGGAGGGACTTTTTAAGGCGCTACGGTCGTGAAGTTCTTAACCTCAGCAGTAAGTGCTTGGTTATAGATATCCACTACACCACCAACTGTAACGATGTATGTGGTGCTATTCGCCAGACTAGCCGTAGGATTGAAAGTAAGAATCTTTCCTTCGGTATCCCAGGTCTTGGCGCCAGCGACTATTACCCCAGCCGCCGAGGCAACAATAACAGCCTCACTATGGATTGCGTTATTGAATGTGAGAACAACATTGGCTGTGATAGCCGCATCATTCGCATCATCAAGAGGACTAATCGAAGATAAAGCCAACGCACTCGGAGCGCCAGCAATGAATAAAGCTGCGATTTCATCAGGCAACGGCAGTCGAGGATCAACACCCACTGCGCCATAAAGAATGACCTCAAGGGCGGCGAGCGTCGTCGGATCAACTTTTGTTGAATCAATAACTAACGACGCAGTAGGTTTCTTACCCGTAACGGCGACAGGTATAGTTGTCATTTCCCATGAGAATGAAATGGCTTCTGGGGAGTCGTTAACCGTTTGATATCCTTTCTCTGAAGGGGTAGCGCTACCACCGTAAACCAAGTGTAGTTTATACCCGTAGTCAGTTCCATCAACATCGTTACCAAGTTCTGTCCTATAAGATAACCCAAACGTTTGGCGTGTCTGTTGACCGATAGTCACGCCCGTGGAAAGAGATGCTGAACCATCACAGGCCGCGAATTCATCCGGATACATAAATGCTTCGATTGTGGCGGCAAATTCTTCAACAGACATCAAATTTAGATATTTAATGTTATCCGCATATTTTGGATTCGCTTCCGCCCCTGTTGGTTTTTCGGTTACGGCCGTAAGACCATTCCATGCAACACCAACCGGATATGAACCATCAGAAATTCTTGGATATAAAACCCCTTTTTGAACGCCAGTTTCATACAAACGTTCTCCAACTTCGTCGAAAACAAGTTCACTCATGAAATAATTCCTCCTTAATAATAAAGATTATAAACGTCATGGTTAAGGTTGTTTGCCGTGTAATGACGTTCAAAATTACACGTAGGTAGAATCGCTATCTGTCCGGGAATTGCACTATCCGGATTTTCATCGATGACCATGATTCGATATCCAGAGACAACCATATAGGGTATGCCATCTGCAAACATAACAGCCGGCTTGTTTCGCGAATAGACAATACATGGATATTCCATCTTAAACGTTTCGGGAGGTTGGAAATACACATGGGTAGTTATGGCCTCTAACACATCTTGAAGATCTAATCTACTACCCATTATACACCCCCCCAATCGTCAAGATGAGACGGGGCCTTTGGACTTCCACATTAGTGATTTTCCAATTACCCCCCAACCATGTCACATATCGCATTAATTGGAAATTGATCAAGGCATAGGGATCAGCTAAAACGCTAATCGAATTATTAACCGTAAGATCATCATTAAGATTCTCTCCAGCTTGCCATCGACTAACGTTTTTTATAACATCCCCTGAGTAATTGCGCTCAGTAATAATCTCGGTCCAGACTCCAGGGGATGTCTCCGTAGATTCAGCATAGCCGATTGCCCCGTAAAACTTCCCCATTTTGACTTAAACCCCCTCGACAATCTGTTCGATAACCAGAGCCGATTTAGGTTTGGTAAGAGCACCAGAACATCGGGTTTCCATCAAATACTTAAACTGGTTGTAGTCAATATCGAAGTCGTCAAACATATTGATGGCTCCACCCTTGTCGGCACCAACGGTGTAGTCGTTAAGATTAACAATAATCCCGATCAAACTCAACTCGACCTCATCCTCGGTCCGAGTCTTATTGTCCAGTAAATTGACTTCAACGATCTTCCTAACTCGTAAGGCTGAGGCCAATTCGGTAACGGTCGCATAAAGACGTCGTCCCGTGCTATCTTTGAGGAGCAGCATATCGGTTAAGATATCTGTTCCGATGTACAAATCTGGATTCCCGGCTCCTTTGTAATATTTTCTGGCTCGTACAATTTCATCGATAATCTCATCGGTTTCTAAATCGGCCGCCAAGGCGATGTGATGAGAATAGGTATCGTCATCCGTGTAGATAGGGCGAATATTCGTTTCGCTAATCTTATCCACTGATTCAGGATCACGACCATCGCCAATAAGAACTACCCGAGCTAGTTCCTCATCGAGCATAACGCGCATTTCGGCTTTAAGGAAAGCAACAACGTCTAGGTCGGTAATATCGACGATATCATCACGATCAAGTTTCTGCTTCTTATAAATAGTTGTTGGAGTAGTGATTCTCTTCAGTAATGCAATAACCTCTTCTTTCTTCAAAGAACCTTTAACATAACCCAAAGCCCTCGCGTCTTCAGCTGTGATGTCGACAGCAGTGCTCTTAATACGAGAAAACGGAGAATGCTTTGTCCCACTAATAACTCCAGCAACCCATTCCATATCTCGGGAAATCATTTCAGGTGTTGGGGTTACTGTTTTAGCATCTGGGAAGAGATAATCAATATTCTCGATTCCATATTCCTGGATGTGCGACAAGAAACTTTCTTTTAAAGATCCGAATTTATGAGCATCAGTAAGAATCGTGTTAAGTTGATCATGGGTTAAAGTGACCTGTTTGTGTTCTTTTGCCTGTTTACCATATACGTCAAATGCATTTTGTTTCATTACTTTTTGACCTCCTAGTTCTGAATGAATTATTCGGACTCCGTCATCACTGTGACTAGCAGCCCCACCAGACTCACTTACGGCTTGACCAACCATGTAATACACAACTTGTTTCTGATCCTCACTGAAACTATCGAAGATGTCTTGAATCGTCGGGTCTTCATTATCCCCGGCATGTTGAACATCTTCTAATGTCAACGGTTGTGACATGTAGATGAT